CCCCGCCTACCGTCCCCCCGATCTTTGGGGCTCTGCCCCGCGTCATGGCGGCTCCCCTGCCCCCCCTGACACAGATCGCGGCGACGGTTCTGCCTCTCCTGGGGCAGATGTTCTCCATGGTGGCCGCCGCTGTCGCTCCGGTGATTGACCAGATCGCGAACATCCTGGTGCAGGCGCTGAACTTGCTCATGCCGATTCTGACGAACCTGGTCAGCACGGTCATGCCTGTCATCGTGCAGGTGATTGCTGCGATCATGCCGCCTCTCCAGCGGGTCATCTCCGCGGTGACGTCTGTTATCTCGGCGATTCTGCCGCCCCTGGTGTCCATCATCGGCACGGTCATCAGCGTCATCTCACCGATCATCGCGGCGGTCCTCCCGGTCCTCGCCCGCCTGATTGGCACGGTCATCAACTGGATTTCCTCGTGGATTTCCGTCATGTCCAGCCTCCTCGTGCCGATCATTAACGTTGTCGCCTCCGTGATTAGCACCCAGGTCAAGGTCATTGGCGCGATCTGGATGTGGCTGTGGAACAACGTCATCAGCCCGGTCATCACCTGGATCACCAACAAGATTCAGGGCTGGTCTGATTTCCTGTCCAACACGGTTAAGCCGGCCATCACGAATATCGTGAATGGCATCAAGGACGCCTTTAACAACATGAAGGACGGTATCTCTACCGCCTTCGATAAGGTGAAGGGCGCGGCCGCTAAGCCCATCAATTTTGTCATCAATACCGTTTACACGAACGGTATCAAGTGGCTTGTTGACAAGGTGATGGAGAAGCTCGGTCTCGAGCTGCGGATGCCGGCCATCAGCCCTATCGCCGGGTACGCGACTGGTGGTGTCCTGCCGGGCTACAGCCCGGGGAAGGACATCTACCACTTCGTGTCCCCCGACGGTGGCGGCACGCTGGCCCTGTCCGGTGGCGAGGCCATCATGCGGCCTGAGTGGACGCGCGCCGTCGGCGGGCCCCGCATGGTCGCCGCGATGAACTGGGCGGCCCGCCGTGGCCGGCCCATCCCCGGCGGCGACGTAGGCGCGCACCGGGCATTCGCCGACGGCGGTATCTGGGGCTCCATCAAGTCCGGTGCGAAGTCCGCATGGGACTGGGTCTCGGACAAGGCGTCCAAGGCGGCCGACATCATCGCCGACCCCCTCGGCGCGGTCGAGAACCTCGTGCGCGGCCCGGTGGACAAGCTCATCGGGGGCGGCAACTTCGGTGGCGCTTTCTGGGAGGCCGGCAAGGCCATCCCCGGGAAGATCGTCGACGGGGTCGCCGACTACGTGAAGGGCAAGACGGAGCACATGGTCGCGTCCGACCTGGTCGGACAGGCCCGCCTGGCTATCGGCACCCCCTACGTGTGGGGCGGCGTGGACGTGCCCGGCGGCGTCGACTGCTCGGGTCTCATCGTGTGGGCGCTTCGCGCGCTCGGGCACAACGTGCCCCGGCACACCGCCAGCACGTTCCAGGCCAACTCCACGCCCGGTAACCCCAACGTGCCCGGCACGCTCCTGTTCTGGGGTGGCTCCGTTGGCGGTGGGGGCGCCCACCACGTCGCCGTCGCTTCCGGTAACGGCATGATGGTTGAGGCCCCGACCTTCAATGTTCCGGTGCGTGAGGTCCCCATCTACGGGAGCCCGAGCGCCGGCATCTTCAAGTACGACGACGGCGGTTGGCTCCAGCCGGGCACCCAGGTCATCACCAACCAGACCCGGCAGCCGGAGGCCATTTTCACGGGCGGCCAGTGGTCGAAGATCGACCAGCTCCTAGCCCGCGAGAACCACACCCCGGACGCCTTGGTGATCCGTGACGTCGATGACCGGCTCATCGGCCGCATGAAGGTGGAAGCCGAGCGCGTCGCCATCGACGCCTCCCGCGACGACTAACAGGAAGGGGACGCTATGGCGCTCAAGGGCTGGATCGGGGCCGCGTCTGGTCTGCCATCTCTGTTGGTGGACGGGCCGGCCAAGGTCACTGCGGATGATCGGCTGCTCGCCGTCGTCGGCCAGGGCCAGCACCTCATCGCTGACGCCCTGGCCGCGCCCGGCGTCGAGGTCACCTACCGGGCGGGGGACGACGCCGTGTCGCTCACCCGCCGTGTAGGCGACTGGTACGGGGTGCTGGTGGCCGGGGCCGACGGCCGCTCAGCCCCCGGTCTCGCCTACGAGCACAACGGCGACCCCCTGGACTGGGACTCGACGGCGGCGCGTATCGGCGGGGTCACCCGGTGGGCCATCCGCGATGAACCGGTCACTGGTACCGGCGTCATCACCTGCCACCCAGACTATGAGCCCTTCCTGTGGTGGGTGCTCCAGTCTCACGCCCCGATCATGCTGATTCCGACGATGCCGGTCCCGGGAGTCCCCCCAAGGACGGTCATCGTCAACGGCATCGCCCGGAAGCGGGTCACCGGCGAGCTCATCGAGGTCACCATCAAATGGACCGAGCATGAGCCCCGCGCCGAGAACACTCCGCAGGGGGCCGTGCCCGTCACCACCTGGGGTGAATGGGCGGACTACGGCGAGGCACACCCGGACACTCCGGGCTGGCAGGCATGGTCCGCCCTCGAGGTCGCCCAGCGTGTGCAGGGGATGCCATGAGGCCCGGCCCGTCTACTGAGGCCCTGGCCGGCCCCGTCTCCGTCGGAGCCAGGATCGACGTCCACCTGGGCGGCCGAGTCCTCGCCGTCGACGTGCCCTGCGAGGACGTGCAGATCGACTGGGCGTCCGACCGTGTCGTCCCCGGGAAACTCACCTACACCTGCCCTGCGGGGTGGGTGCCCGAGTCGCCCGGCGACGCCCTCAACAACTACGGGCAGCGCAGCCACGTTGTGGCCCTGCTCGACACCGTGGAAGGCCGAGACGAGGTCGACCTCGGCTGGTGGCAGCACCAGTCCTGGGACGAGCAGGACAACGGGACGATCAAGGTCGAGGCCCTCGACCTCCTCCAGCTCCTCGAGCAGGACCCGATGCCCTGGCCCTCGTCCCCGCCCCGTGGAGCGACGGTCCTGTCCGAGGCGCAGCGCCTCGCCGGCACCCTCCCGGTCGTTCTGGACCCGGGCACCCCCAACCCTCGGGTGCACGGCAACACCCAATGGGGCCACTCCCGATCCGAGTCGATCCGGGACCTGTGCCAGGCCCGCGGCCTCAACTACGCGGTTCAGTCAGACGGTTGCCTGCACCTGTGGGCACAGACCGACGCCGGCAGCCCGGTCGCCCGCTACACGGGCCGTGACCTGCTCGTGGGCGCGCCCCGCAAGAGCGTGGAGCGTCGCCCGAACCGTTGGACCGTCGTCGGCTCCCCCCAGCAGGAGGACGAGCACAAGCCCGTCATCAAATGGACCGGGACCGCCGTATCAGCGTCCTGGCCCTACGAGCCGCACCTCTACGGGTGGGTGACGGACCGGCGGGAGTTCAACGTCGCGGCGTCGGCCGACGCGGTTCAGAAGGCCGCCAACACCTACATGCAGCACGCCCTAGAGGCCGCCTCCAAGCGGTCGGTGGAGATTGCCGCTGACCCCCGCCTGGAGGCCGGCGACGTGATCGCCGTCCACACCGACGGCGGGGAAATCATCGTCGGCAAGGTCATCGCCTACAGCCTGCCGGTGGACAAGCCAGGAGCGCAGATGCGCGTCGACGTCGAGGAGCTCGCATGGTGAAGCCGAATCTGTGGATTGACCGCAGGCCGTCGCCAAGGGCGGCCGCCGCGAACCAGCTGGCGTCCTACGGCTCCGGCTCGCAGGCGGGCACCTGGGCCACTGGCCGTGTCCTCGAGGTCCTCGACGGCGGCATGGTGCGCGTCGAGCTGCCGGCGGACGACCCGGTGAGTGAGGTGGTCGCCCCGGCCGACGGCGGCGTGACCGCGGTCGGCGCTGAGTGCTTCTGTCTCCAGGACGGCACCGGCCGCGTCTACCAGGTCGTCTCACCGGCCACCATCCCTGAGGGGGGCCAGGCGCGCCCAACCGGGGTGACGGGCCGGATCGCCCTCGAGGCGGCCGGAACCAAGGCCGAGCTCGACGCCGCCAAGGCCGAGCTCGACGCCGCCCAGAAGCAACTGTCCGAGGAGGTCAAGGCCGCGAAGGGGGCCGCGACAGCGTCGGGCAAGCAGGCGGCGGCCGCCCTGAAGCGCGCGAACAGCCGCGTGATCGTCTCTCAGACAGCCCCGGCCAAGCCCGCCGACGGCGACCTGTGGGTGGCGACCGACGCCAACCGGCAGGCCACCGGAATCAAGGTGTGGTCGGCCGCCGCGACGGCGTGGCAGGACTACCTGCTGGTTGCCGGCCGCGTCCTAGTGCCCGGCAGTGTCGGGAGCGTGGAGATCGCCGACGGCGCGGTCAACGCGAGCAAGGTCACCGCCTCGGAGGAGCTGTGGGCGAAGGTCGGTGTGTTCGCCAAGGTCACGACGCAGATGCTCCAGGCCGGGCAGGCGCGGATCACGGGCGAGCTGCTGGCTGACACCATCCGCCTGTCCACGCGGATCGTCGCCGGTGACCCCTCCGGGGACGCGGCGATCCTCGACCACACGGGCCTGCACGTGGTGAAGGCCGTGGGCAACCAGCCTAGCGAGGTCGTCAAGCTCGGGACGGCCGGGCAGGACTTCCTCTCCATCACCGGCACCGACGGGCTCGCCAAGGCGACTATCACCGGCGACGGGCTCGTGTCTGCGCAGTCTCTGTCCGTCGCCGACCGGATCACCTGGCGCGGCACCGACCTCGCCGACACGCTGGCTGCCCTACCCCGCGGCGTGATCGCCCACGGGTCCGCGTGGCCCTGGGGGAATGACAACCGGCATGTTGTCAGCCACGTTGATTCGCTCTTCGAGTTCGTGGTCGACGTCGAGGCCGGGCGCCTGTACCAGGTGGAGTCGGTCATCCCATGGTTTGCGAGCAAGGCGAACGCCATGCTCGAGCTCTGGCTCAGGTATGCGCCGGTCGACGGCGGGAACCAGGTCGAGCACCGATACCGCATGGTGTCGGAGAACCTTCGTCAGATTCAGACCGGCCGGGCGACCTTCCAACTGTGGGAGCCGCCGTCGTCCGGCACCTACCGGATGCTATTCCTGGCTGCGTCAGCGTATGGGGACTCTGCCGTGACTTTGTCTGTGGAGGACAAGAGCCTGCCGCAGCCGTATGCGCTCGTGCGTGACCTGGGAGCGGCCGTGGAGCCGACCTTGCAGATCAACAAGTCGGTGTCGCTTGGGAAGACCGTGCCGCAAGCGCAACCGACTCCAAAGCGGAACTACACGAAGCAGTACCGGTCGAATTGGTGGAAGGCGTATTCCAATGGGTCACCGGATTCGGCGTGGCCTGACAATATGCCGCAGGGGCGTTACGCGAACTGGAACTATCACTCTCTGATTGGTTTCCCGGATATGACCGGCGACCTCAGGGGCGCGACGATAACCGGCATGAAGGTGTACGCCTACGCTAAACACTGGTACGGGCAGACCGGCGTCGCCTCTATCGGTGTGCACGGGCACCGTTCCGCACCCGGGTCTTTCAACTCTAATGGCAGTTGGCGTTGGTATGAGGCCGGCGGCTGGGGCCGCGGCGAAGGCCGGTGGGTGAGCATTCCCCGGAATCTGTGGCCCGGATTCAAGGACGGCACCTATCGCGGCATTTCCTTTGAGGGAGTTGGAAATGCCTCCTACGGCTACTGGTCGCATGACCTGGTTATCGAAGTCTCCTACACCAAGTGAAAGGTGAATTGGAATGCCGGTGAATCACTGGAAGGGGATTCCAGTCCCCGCGGCGGGGGGTGGCCCGCTCTCCGCGGGGGCCCACCGCT